GGCGCCGCTCTGCTCGGCTGGCTGCGCACCGCGGCGAAGCGGGCCGGTGGCCGAGCCCTCGGCTGCTCCGAGTGCCTCGGCGGGTGGACGAAGGACGAGCACGGCCAGCCATCCGCGCACCGCTGCACCACCTGCCGCCCGCATCTCCGATCGGTGGAAGCATCGTGACCGCCGCCGCCCACCCTGACCCGCCACTGCGCGAAGAGCTCGCCCGAGAGATGTTCGGCCTCGCCCGCACCGGACCCGGACCCATCGCCTGGGTCGACAAGACCCGGCTCCACAACTACGCACTATTGGCCGAGGAGATCATCCAGCTGCAGAGCCGAATGCTGGTCCGCGACCAAGCGCAGCGCGACACCCAGTACGACGAGATCACCCGGCTCCGCACCGAGAACGCGAGCCTGCGCCAACTCGCCGAAGCCGAACTACGGCGCATCGCAGCGGAATTCGGTGCCGTCCCGATCGCCGCAACCATCACCCTGAAAGACGACCTCACCAGCCGCGCCATCGACGACGCCCGGAGCGGATCATGACCGTCCCCACTCCCGGCCGCCCGAAGCCGGAAACCCCGCCACCCGGCGGCTCAGGCGTGACCCCACCGCGATGCGTCAGCGACCCCGTGGTCTACGACGAGAACGGCCGCCTCAGAATCGAATTGCCCCACCCACCGGACGACCACCACTTCTACCCGGTCAGCGGCGCCGTCCTGGCGGGCTTCGTCGACCAGGTCAACGAGCTGCGTGCCGAGCGCGACCGACTGCGCGGCGCTCTAGAGACGATCCGAGGCCTGAACATCCGCGACGGCCTCACCGGGATCCGCCTCGCTCGGAAGACGCTGCAGGAGGCGACCAGGCCGCCAGTCACGCCGACCGCGTGCTGCGACTTGCACAACGCCCACTGCGAACCACCATCCGACCTCTGCTGCCGCCGGTGCACCGAAGCTGCGCACCCGCTCCACCCTGCCGGCGTCCCGTGCGTCCTCGCGCCCGAGATGCACCCGACCCGCCGCGACCTCGACCGGCTGGAGGGCCCGTGAAATTCGCCTGCATCCTGGCCGCCAAGGACGGCACGGGATGTCGTACCCCGGACTGGCCAGACGGGTGCAACCCGATCAACTGCGGCGGCACCCACTCACCGTCCGGAACCTGCTGCCAGTCCTGCGAACCGGACGACCACTGCGGATGCTGCGCCCTGATCGACATCGACCAGGCACGATAAGAACCCACTACGGATGGAGAATCCACGAATGATCGCGACCTGCACGAAGTGCAACAACAGTTTCGACGGCAACGACGGCCCCGACCACACCAACCACGTAACCGCGTTCGGCCACGCACCCGAACAGCACTACGAGGTCATCGCCGACCTCTCCGCCGAAGGCAACGAGGCCGTCAAAATCGAGATCCCCGAACCCGTCGCCGCCCTCATCCGCGCTGGTGCACTCACCCTCGCGATCGTCCCCGACCCCGACCAACCCCGCGGCCTCGGGCTCCGAGAGGTCACACTGAACGGATGATGACCACCGTGAAACGAGCCCTCGCCGACATTTACGACGGCGACAAGCGCGCCCTACAGGCGATCGCCCGCGCCATCGACCGCAACCCTGGAATCACCCTCGGAATTGTCGCCTCCGCAGCCCTCTGGGCCTGGTGGATGGCCTCCTGACCGCAACCCGCAACCGACCGATCGGAAGGCCACACCATGACCCCCAGGAAGACCACCACCCGCAAACCCACCACGGCCCCGCCCGCCCTCGGATCAGACACGTTCACCGCGACCGACCCGGAGGCGTTCTCGTCCACCTGGACGCCGCCCGACACCGCGAACCCGACCCCCGCCGAGGCCTCTCCCATCGAGGGCACCGAGTTCCTGCGCCAGTTCCGGGCCGGCGCCAGCAGCGGCCACCCGTTCCTGGCCGAGGTCGACGGCGTCTGGTACTCGATCGCCGTCACCGACCCACCCGGCGACAACTGGCTCAGCGCCCAGGGACAGGACACCAACGCGTGAAGATCGTCGGAGTCGACTTCGACGGCACCCTCGTCGAACACGAATACCCACGCATCGGCCGCGAAGTCGACGGCGCATTCCAATGGCTCCACAAGCTGCAGGACGCCAACGTCAAGCTGATGCTCTGGACCATGCGCGACAACCAGACCCTCACCGAAGCCGTCATGTACTGCGCCACACGAGGAATCACCTTCTGGGGCGTCAACACCAACCCCGAACAAGCCGGGTGGACCTCCTCCACCAAGCAGTTCGCGCACCTCTACATCGACGACGCCGCCGCCGGCTGCCCCCTCACCACCCGCGAAGGCGTCGAGCGACCCTTCGCCGACTGGTCCGTCATCGGGCCCATGGTCTGGGGCCTCCTCGGGCTCCCACAGGCCGCCGGAGAACCAGCCCGATGACCGACCGGGACAAGCTGATCGCCCAGCTCGCCGCATCCGGACTGACCACCGCGCAGATCGCAGCCCGGATAGAGCGATCCAGCGAGACAGTCCGGAAGCGGCTCGGCATCATCTACAAGGAGCTCGGCGTCAAAGGCCGGCGAGAACTCCCGAAGCCGAACGGAGCACCATGACGAACCCCACCCCTCACGCTCAATGCACGATCCTCGGGTGCACCGACCGGGCGCAGTACAGGGTGTTCTGCTGGTGGCGTGGGCTCGGCCCCTCGCCCGATGTTCACGTCTACGAGATGTGCGGGACACACCGCAAGCGCAACCCACTGGAGCACTACATGTTCCCCTTCGCCACCAGGCGGATGACGTGACGACCCGAGGGTCGGGCCGAGTGAGCAGCGAGGTCTGGGTAACTACCATCAGCAAGCCGTCCGGCCTCACAGAGACCCTCGGCGTGGCCACCACACCCGAGCTCGGCAAGTCGACCGCCGAACTGCGCTCACTCGACGCACTGCCCTGGCGATTCGAACCCGGCGCTGTACCCCGCTGGTCCGCGATCCACGATCACTACAACCCTGACCGCATTGACACCTACGTGGTCGAGCTGTGGCCGGTACGCGACGCCTGATGACCACGCCCGAACCATCGCCACCGGGGTCGTACATGGCCGAAGTGTGGGCATGGTGCATCGCCAACCCCGACCTATTCGCATGGGATCCCGAACTCCCCAGCTAAACCAGGAGGACGCCATCAGCAAGAGCTGGGAAGGCGGATCCACCAGGGCATCGCGGACGCAGCGCGCCCGGATCCTGCTGCGTGACGGCAACACCTGCCAGCTCAAGATCCCGAACGTCTGCACCCAGGCCGCAGAGCACGCCCACCACGTCCTCGGCAAAGGCATCAGCGAACTGGACATCGACATCGTGGCGGCATGCGCAGCGTGCAACCTGCACGTGGGCCAGCCGAACGGGGACCCACCACACAGGGTGACGCAGTGGTGAGGACCAGACGGTCACTACACAACGTGAGCAAGACGGCTCGGGTACCCATCACAGAACGTGAGCAGGAGGGGAGCGGCGGATGGCTCGGACAGTGACCCACCCCATGGGGTACACGCAGAGTGACAGAGATAGGGGCACGAAGGGTGACATGCCTACCTCAAGAGGCCGCGCCACCACACAACGTAGTCAAAACAGTCACATGGTGTACACACTGTGACGAAACGAGCCTCAAGCGAGGCAACATGTCCGTTTTTCCCCTCTACAGGCCGCCGGGCCACCCACGGCCTGTCCCCCTCTCTCTCACGCTGCGTGACGGTGCATCGTCGCAGGTCAGAGGGGGGTTACCGACGGGTCACCTCACCCAGGCTGGTGACGTTGCGTAACCTCGGGGAGGTAGCTCTGAGTGACATCGGTCGGGCCGGTGGTCCGGTCCCGGGAGCCGTCACCCTCTGTGAGGTACGCAGAGTGACGACGCTGGGGGTCCGCACCGGCCGATGAGCGACGACGAGTTCGGCTGGGTAGAGGGGTGGTCCGGGCGAAAGGAATTTGGAGGCGCTCCGGAATTTCAGATCGCCACCCCGGCTGCGCCACCTGCCCCGCGAGCCCGGCCGGTCGCCGCGGCCACCCCCGCTGCTCCGGTTGCCGCGCCCGTTGCGGTCGATGCCCCGCCGGCCGCGCCGGTGGCCGACCCGCTATCGATGGTTGCCGCGCTGGAGGCCGCGCTCGCCGCTGCCAACGTGGCCCCTGAGCACGGCGCAACGGTCACCCTGGCCCGCCTGCTGGCCCGTGGCGTCGACGCCGGCAAGTACCAGCACGCGCCGAAGCTCCTCTCGGTGATGACGACGCTCGGCCTCGCCCCGGCCGTCCGGCCGGTCGCTCGCGCGGCGGCGCCGGCCCCGGAACAGGAGACCGAGCCGGGCGGTTCGGCGGGTGCTGCGGTCCTGGCCCGGATCCGGGACCGGCGCGCGGGTAAGACGGTGCCCGAGGCGGACCACGAGGGCCGCCCGGTGGGTCTGCCGTCCGCTCGGAGCTCCCGGAAGGGGTCGACGACCCCCCGGATCTTCACGCCTCCAGCGGTCACAGGGGAGCCCGGCCCGTGCGGGTGCGGGTGCGCGCTGACGCCGGCGACGTCCAAGGGGTTCGAGGTCGTCGAGTTCGCCACCCACGTGCTCGGCGAGACGTTGTTGCCGTGGCAGCGGTGGTTGTTCATCCACGCCCTGGAACTGGACTGCTGGGGCGGGTACCGGTTCCGGACCGTGCTGGTGCTGGTCGCGCGGCAGAACGGGAAAACCACGGCGCTCTCGATTCTCGCGTTGTGGCGGATGCTCTGCGACGGCGCGAAGTTGGTGCTCGGCACGTCGACGACCGTGGACCTGGCAAAGGAGGCCTGGGAGAAGACCGTCACCCTCGCCGAGGAATCCGACGCGCTCGCAGGCGAGTTCAAGTTCGACGGGCGGGGCGCGGCGGTCCGGCGGGAGAACAGCTCAACGCAGCTGCTGGCGCTGAACCGGGCCCGGTACAAGACGGCAGCGGCGCACCGGAAGGGTGGCCGGTCGCTGTCGGTGGACCTGCTGATCCTGGACGAGCTGCGCGAGCACGCGACGTGGTCCGCCTGGTCGGCCAGCTCGAAGACGACGAACGCCCGGCCGGACGGGCAGAAGTGGGCGATCACCAACCAGGGTGACCGGACGTCTGTCGTGCTGAACCACCTTCGGGCCGCGGCGATGGCGAGCCTGGGGCTGGAGGTCCAGGCTGAGGCGGACGCTGACCCGGACGAGGTTGCGGAGCAGCTCGCGCTCGGCGATGACTCGCTGGCGTTGTTCGAGTGGTCCGCGCTCGAGAAATGCCGGCTGGACGACGTCGAGCAGCAGGCACAGGCCAATCCGGCGCTCGGGTACACGATGGCCGAGGCGACGATCGCCAGTGATCTGCGCACTGACACCCCCGACGTGTTCCGGACGGAGGTGCTCTGCCAGCGCGTCGACCAGCTCGACGCGGCGATCGACATGGACGCCTGGGTGACCGGCACCGATGAGGCGGCCACCATGGAGTCTCTGCGAGGCAAGGTCGCGCTGTGCTTCGACGTGGCTCCCGGCGGGCAGCACGTCACCCTGGTCGGTGCTGCGATGTTGTCGGACGGGCGGGTCCAGGTGGCGGTGGTGGATTCCTGGTCGGGGCCGACTGCGGTTCATGACGCTCGGGCGGCGTACCCGGTGTGGCGGGCGAGCATCCGGCCGCGGGCGTTCGGGTGGTACCCGGGCGGGCCCGGTGCGGTCCTGGCGCCTGATCTGAAGGACGACAAGAAGGCCACTGCGCTGACCGGTGAGGTCGCGACGGCCGCGTGCATGTCGTTGGCTCAGCAGATCCTCAGCCGCCGGATTGTGCACAACGGGGACCCGCTGCTGACGGCACAGCTGAAGGGTGCCGGGAAGCTCCCGCAGGGTGATAAGTGGCGGTTCGTGAGGCTCGGTGGGCCGAGCGTCGACGCCGCCTACGCACTGGCCGGCGCAATCCATCTTTGTAGGATGCTGCCAAAGGGACTCGGCAAACCGCTTGTTCATGGCGTTCGGAGCGCTTGACTTTGTAGGTTTCGAACAAACTGGCCCGTAACATGCGGGTATGGGTTTCTGGGATCGGCTGAGGTTCACGCGCGACGTTGCGGTGACCTCAGAGCCCGGCCCGCAGTTCGCGATCGATCGGGAGGCGGTCCCGCCGGAGATCTTCGGGCTGCCTGCCTACGAGCCCACGGTGGGGCCGGTTGGACGGATCAGCCGTAGCGAGGCGATCCAGTGCGCCGCGGTGAAGCGGGCCCGCGACATCGTGGCCGGGACGATCGGTGCCCTGCCGCTCAACTACCTGAACCCGTCGTTCGAGGCACAGCCGAACCCGCTGCTGTCCCAGCCCGAGGAAGCGGTCCCGCGGTCGGTCACGATGACGCAGACCTTGGATGATCTGTTGTTCGAGGCGTGTGCGTTCTGGCGGGTTGTCGGCCGCGACGCCGACGGGTGGCCGGTCAAGGTCCGCCGACTCGAGGCCCGCTCAGTTGACGTCCGCGACGAGCAGAAGGTGTACGTCCGGCGGGACGGCAGCAACCAGGGCAGCGCCTGGGAGTTCGTGCCCGACGAGGATCTGATCCGGTTCTGGTCGCCGAACGATCCGCTGCTGGTGGCTGGGGCGCGGGCGATCCGCACGCTGCTGCGCCTGGACGCGGCGGCCAGCAGGTACGCCGAGGCGCCGATGCCGTCCGGTGTGTTCACGCCGATGGACGACGCGGACGCCGACGACATCCTGCAGGGCGACGAGGTTGACGCGTTCCTCGCCGATTGGGAGGCGAAGCGCCGGCAGCGGGCCACCGCCTACGTGTCCGGCGCCGTGAAATTCAACCCGCTGCAGTGGGATCCGGCGAGCCTTCAGCTGGTCGAGACGCGGGAGGGTGCGGTCCGCGACATCGCCCGGCTGGCTGGGATTAGCGCCGAAGACCTCGAGGTCTCGACCACCTCCCGCACGTACCTGAACGCGGTCCAGAAGCAGCAGGAGCTGGTCAACTACACGCTCGCTGGCTACATCAGCGCGGTGCAGGACCGGCTCAGCATGGGCGACGTCTCCGCCGAGGGGTTCACCGCCCGCTTCGACCTCGGCGGCCTGGTCCGGGCGGACGAGAAGACCCGGGTCGAGACCTACCAGGCGGCTGTCGGGATGGGCCTGTACTCGCTGGAGACCGCGCAGCGGCGCGAGCAGCTGCCCCCGAACGAAGCACCCGCACCGGCAACACCGGCGCCGCTAAAGGCGGTACCCACACCCACCCAGGAGGGAACCTTGGCTGCACGCGCGATCGGTGGTCTGAACTTCGATGCTGACGACGCTCACTTCGGGTTCGACACCGATGAAGGGCACCTCGCGTTCGAGGTCGATACCGCTAAGCGGGAGATCTTCGGGCTGGCCGTCCCGTACGGGGTGACCACGACCAAAGGCGGCCGTAAGTACCAGTTCTCGCAGGGATCCCTGACGTATGGGGCTGTGGGCCGGGTCAAGCTCCTCGACTTCCACGAACGAAAGAAGGCTGTCGGGGCGGCGAAGAAGCTCACCGATTCCCCGGAAGGGCTGTGGGCACGGTTCGGTGTCGCTCGCGGCCCGGAGGGCGACCGGATCCTGCAGCTGGCCGAGGACGGCGTCTACGACGGGCTGTCGATCGGGCTCGGCGCTGATGCCAAGTTCGCGGTCCGCGACGGCGTCCACCACGCGGTCAGTGCCCCGCTCGCCGAAATTTCCATCCTGCCGTTCCCGTCGTTCGACGACGCACGGGTCAGTTCAGTCACCGCATCAGCAGACGAAGGGAAAACCACCATGCCGTGCACGATCTGCGGTCAGATCCACGCCCCGGGTGCGCCGCCGTGTGCGGCGTCGCCAGCTCCCGCTCCGCTCAACCTGTCGGCGGAAACCATCACCGCCATCGGCGCAGCCTTCGCGGCAGCGATGCAGCCACCGCCCGCCGCCCCAGCACCCGCGTCGGCGCCGGTCACGCTGGAAGCTGACCCGCCCCGGCCGGGCCCGAAGGTCATCCCCGCCGCACCGGCAGGCCCGGCGCTGGAGGTGAGCGAGCCGATCCCGTACCGGTTCGACGGCGTCGACAGTGAGTACGACTTCTCCACGGACGTCATCAAGGCGGGGCGGCACAAGGACGGTGCCGCGGCGCTGCGCCTGGAGCAGTTCATGGGTGAGGTGTTCACCATCGCCACCACCGATGTGAACGAGTTGAACCCGAACATCCAGCGCCCGGACATGTACGTGGACCAGTTGGAGTTCGTGTACCCGATCTGGGGAGCGATCCAGAAGGGCACGTTGACCGACAACACGCCGTTCACCCTGCCGAAGTTCAACACCTCCAGCGGTCTGGTCGCCACCCACGTCGAAGGCGTGTCGCCTACGCCGGGGGCGTTCACCACCACCGGCCAGACCATCACCCCCTCAGCGGTGTCCGGCCGGGTGGAGATCACCCGGGAGACCTGGGACCAGGGCGGCAACCCGAAGTTCTCCACGATCCTGTGGCGGCAGGTCGTCCGCGCCTACTACGAGGGGTTGGAAGTCGAAGCGGTCAACATGCTGGACGCCCTGACCCCGACGGGGATTGCGCTGAACGGTGTCGATTCCGATCTGGACGCGGACCTGACGGTGAACTTCTCCGCGCTGTCGTACGTCCGGGGCGGCAACCGGTTCCGTGATTTCTTCCTCGCGTCGAACCTGTTCTCGGCGCTGACAGGGGCGGTCGACGACGTGGGTCGGAAGCTGTTCCCGGTCCTGGTGCCGCAGAACGCCTCCGGGTCCACGGATGGGTTCTTCGGTCAGGTCATGGTCGGGACGCTGCCGGCCAAGCCGTCGTGGGCGCTGGAGTCCGGCAACGGCGGCGACGGGTCGAGCTACCTGTTCAACCGGGAAGACGTGCACGGGTGGGCTTCACCGCCGCGCCGGCTGGACTTCGAGTACCGCGTCGAGTTCATCGACCTCGCCGTGTGGGGCTACAAGGCGACCGCGAACACCCGCTTGGAAGGTGTCCGCGAGGTCACGTACTCCAACCCCTGATCCGTTCTGCACCAACCACTCTCAATCGAAAGGAAGGCATAGCTGATGTCGCGTGGTTCGCGTCTCAGGGACACCTCGGTCGGCAAGCTGACCGAGCGTGCCGCTGCTCTCCCACCCGCCACCGGGGTTTCGGCGGATCTGTTCACTATCGACGGCGGGCCGATCCTGCTTACTGGGTTCTACGGTTACGCCACCGTAGCCATGCCGGTCGCTGTCTTGTCGTTCGACCTGGCGCTCGACCCGGACGACGGCGGGTCCGACGTTGCTCTGGCCACCGCGCTGTCCATCAGCGGGGCTGCGGCCGGCACGTACTGGCGGTTGAACGCGACCGCTGGTGGCGTGCTGGTCGCCACGTTGAACGTGTCCTACGGGGTGAAGCTGGCTACCCCGATTGCCTGCGACGTCGGTGACCTCAAGTTGAACGTCACCGGCGGTGGTGCCATCGGCACGACCGCTCGGGCCAAGTGGGGCGTCACGTGGGTGCCCCTTTCCTCAGCCGCCACCGTCGCGGCGTCCTGACCCCTCGTTCCCGATCCCTCCGGGCTATCCCACCCGGAGGGGTCGGCTCGACCCCTGAAAGGCGTTGACTGATGGCAATTCAGACCGCGACCATGCGCACCCACCTGGCCGACCGGTACGGCGACGAGGCCCTGTACGGGGCGCTCTACACGACGGCCCCGAGCAGCTCGGCCGGTACCGAGGTGACCGGCGGCAGCCCGGCGTACGCGCGTAAGGCGCTCTCCTGGTCGACCGCTTCGGCTTCGGCTTCCAGCGTGACCGTCACGTTCGACGTGCCCGCATCGACGACCGTGGTCGGTGCCGGCTGTCACACCGCTTCGACGGCCGGGACGTACCTCGACGGCGTGGCCGTCACCAGCCAGGCATTCGCGACCCAGGGCACCTACGCCGTGACCTACACGATCACCATTTCCTGAGGTAGGGCATGGTCACTTCGCTTGCATCGGACGGCTTCACGGGCGCCAACGGCGACCCGTGGTCTTCGGCGTGGGCGAATGGCCAGCTCTCCACCGGAGCCTCGTTCCAGATCCAGTCGAACGTCGGCCGGGTCACCACTGCGAACCTGGTCGGCGGTGTCCCGTACACGGGGGCTTCGACGCAGAAGGTCAACCTCAGCAACCCCACCAACCAGGTGTGGTTGATGAAGTTCCGGTGGCCGACCGGAGATGAGTGCTACCCCGGGGTCTGGATGCGCGCGTCCAACGACATCCTCGACGCGGCGGCCGGGTACTGCTTCGAACTGAACAGGCCGGGCTCGAACTGGAAGGTGTTCAAGACCACCTCGGGCGTCGCGACTGACCTGGCTACCGCCTCTTTCACGTTTACCTCTAACACTTGGTATTGGGTGCGGTGCGGGATCGTCGACGACGACCTGAAGTTCAAGTTGTGGGCTGATGGGGTTTCCGAGCCCGGGGCGTGGACGTGGGCAGGGACCGACGCGACCTACGCCGGGGCCGGTCGGTGCGGGCTGCGGGTCGGCCCCGGCGGTGTCGGTAACGCGAAGTTCGAGATCGACGACTTCAACCTCGACGACGATTTTCAGCTGTCGTTCAGCGATACCGCTGTCCTGTCCGGGTCCGGTGCCCTGACCAAGTCGGTGATCCCTCGTCCGACCGCCACACCGGGCCCGTCCGGTGCCGGGACGCTGACGGCGGCCGGGGTGCCCGCAATCCCCGCCACGGTGGCCCTGGCGGGCGCTGGGGCCCTCACCACTACCCGAACCCCCGCCATGCCGGGTGCGGCAGCGCTGACCGGGTCCGGGTCGCTTGCCGTCACCGGGACACCGGCGGTGACCGGAGCAGCGGCTGCGCTCGCCGGCGCAGGGTCGCTCAGCGTGGGTGGTGCCCCGGCGCTGCTGGGGACCGCGACCCGCACCGGGTCCGGCACTCTCACGATCTCGGCCGGCCCGGCGCCGGCCGACACCGCCGACCGGACCGGGTCCGGGACGCTGACCGCTGCAGGTGTCCCCAAGCCGGTCGTCACCGCGGTGATGGACGCTGAGGGGCAGCTGGCGGTCGCGCTGACGCCGGCGATCCCGGGTGCTGCCGCGCAGACCGGCATCGGGGTCCTGGCCGTCGACGTGCTGCCTGGCCTCACTGGCACGGTGACCCGCACCGGGTCCGGGGCCCTGGTCGCGTCGGGTGTGCCGACGCCGGCCGCGCTGCCGGCGCTGTCCGGGTCAGGCACGCTCGCTTTCGCCGGGGTCATTGGGTTCTCTGGCAGTGCGGGCCCGGCCGGGGTGGGGGCGCTGACGACGTCCCGGACGCCGGCGCTGCCGGGTACGGCCACCCTCGCAGGATCGGGTGCGTTGACGGCCTCGGGTGTCCCGAAACCGGTCGGCTCGGTCGCTCTGTCCGGTGCCGGTGGGCTGGTCGCGGTCGGGACACCACATCTCCCTGGCACGGCGGTCCTGGCCGGCGCGGGCGCCCTGACGGTGGCTGTTGTGCCCAAGCCTGCGGTCACGCTCGCTCTGGCCAGTACAGGGACGCTCACCCTGGCCCGCACGCCGGCGATCCCTGGGACCGTAGGCCTGACTGGTGTGGGTGCTCTGGTGGTGGCGTTGTCGGGGCAGCGCGGCGAGAGGGGCACTGCTCGGCTCGGTGCCGTCGAGCGCAGGATTCGGCTCGGTCCGGATGACGGCGGGTCCTCAGGTCGGTCCGGGAATGCGGTCCTGTCCGGGATGGGTGCGCTGTTCGCGGAGGGTGTACTGGGTGGCTCGGACGATTGGGTCGGGGTCGCGGACCTGGCCGGGGCCGGGGCGTTGGCCGTTGGGGGATCCCCCGGGTGGGCTGCGGAAGCGGTCCTGACTGGTGCGGGTGCCCTGACCGCTCCGGGCGTGCCTGCCCTGCTGGGTCTGTCTGGCATGGGCGGCGCCGGGCAGGTCGCGGCCGTGGGGGTCCCCGGGCTGCTCGCGGCAGCGGTCCTGACTGGTGCGGGTGGCGTGTCCGCTGCCGGGACCCCGGCCATTCCTGGGACTGCGGGACGGACCGGGGCCGGCGTCCTCGCCGCCGTCGGGACACCGTCCGTGCCGATCGCGTACCGGGGCTCCGCAACCGGTACCAACGGTGCCGGGACAGGCACGTCGATCACGGTCACCATCCCCGCCGGTGTCCAGGTCGGTGACGGGATGCTGATCGTGCACACCACCCGGTCGGCGACGGGTGCCACCGACACCATGTCGACCCCGGCGGGGTGGACAGCGGTCGATACGCAGGCGAAGAACAACACTCAGTCGGTGCTCTACAAGCGGGTTGCGCAGGGCGGTGACGCCGGCAGCAACGTGACTTTGGCGGGGTCGGCGACCACGGGGCGGGTCGCTGTCCTGGTCGCCTATTCCGGGGTCCACGCGGACATCATCGACGTCGAGACGTCCGCCCTGGATCAGGTTTCGGGGACGGTGCACACCATGCCCGCCCTGGCAGCGAACTCGTTGGCTGACTGGTCGGTGGAGTTCTGCTCCGACCGGAGCGGGCCCGCGTCGACGAGTTTCACGATCAGCGGATCGTCGTACACGTCCCGGCAAACCATCGTCGGTGGGGGCAGTTCATCGGTCACCTCATCGGTGGCCGACACCAATGGGGTAATCAGCTCGCTGTCGTTGGGTGGAGAGACATGGACCGGGACCAGCGCCAACGCCAACACGATCATGTATGTCGTTGCGTTGAAGGCGGCTTCAGCATGAGGAGGCCGCGATGACTGACGCGTTCTTTGTGGGCAAGGTTGTCCCGCTGCGGTTCCTGCTGACCGATGAGGACGACAACCCGGCTGATCCGACGTCGTATTCGCTGACGGTCCGGCACCCGAACGGCACGACCGAGGCCCTGGCCGCAGCCAATCCTGAGGTGGGGGACTGGCGGGCCGACTACTACCCCGTCAGCGTCGGCCGGTTCGTGGCCACGTTCGTCGCAACCGGCGCGGTCGCGGACGCCATCGAGGACACCTTCGACGTTGCGCCGGCCGCCAGCGCCGCCGTCACCATCGCCCAGGTCAAGGAATACGCCGGAGCCAACTCCGGGATCGAGCAGTGGCCGGACGATGAGCTGGAGACCACGCTCGCAGCCGAGCAGGTCGCGCAGGCCCGCGCGTGCCGCATCGATCCGTACTCACTCGATCTCGCCGAGGCGTTGAAGCGGCGCGTCCTGCGCAACCTCGCGCTTCGGCCGCTGCCCATCGGGATCGTCGGCGGCGCGAACTTCGAGCCGCTCCGGATCGGGAAGCGTGACCCCGAGATCCGCCGGCTTGAGGGCACTTACCGGAAGGTCGTGATCGGATGAGCCTCCCCAGCGCCCGTCAGGACATCTGCGACACCCTGACCGAGAGACTCTCCGGCACCACCTGGTACCTGAAGCGGCCAACCGTAATCAAGGCTGACACCGGGTGGCTGGTCCTGACCGGTGTCACCTCGGAGAACAGCACATACGGGGAGCTGCAGGTCGGATTCAACGCACTGTTGGTCCTCGGGTCCAACGCGGCCGCCGCCGCGGATCACATTGACGACCTGATCATGCCGTTCCATGAGGCATTTCGGGGCTGGGCCTACGGAGTCACCGTGGTCCCGGCAGAGGTTCCGGTGGAAGACAACGTCCTCTACACCCTCGTAGCCACCTTCCAGATGACCGTCTCAACAGAAGTGGAGGCCAACTAATGGCTGCCCTTGGTACCCGGAACCTGACCCTCACCATCGGCGGAACGGAGTTCGCGGCGCAGGTTTTCGACGCGAAGTTCACGTCGGCCGCCGCTGACTCGGACGACGTGACCTACGCCGAAGCCGGATCCGGCGGTGGGCGCACGTACGCCCTGGACCTGGTGCTTACTCAGGACATGGCGGCATCGACGCTGTGGACCGAGATGTGGGAGAACACCGGTGATGACATCGCCGTTCTCCTGCGCCCGTACGGCAACGCGTCCGCGTCGGCGTCGCAGCCGCATTTCACCGCGACGGTGAACATCCGTGAGCCTGACGGCGACCTCATCGGTGGGACCGCCGACCTGTCGCCATCCGCTCGCCAGAAGATCGAGGTCAGCTGGCCCTGCACGGCCAAGCCGGTCCGGGTCACGTCCTGATGGGCATGGCAGCGGTAGTCGCCCTGGTCGCGGAAGCGGTCCGGGGCGCTGCCGCTGTCCAGGCTGACGATCTGGTGTTGATGGCCTGATGGCTGCGGGCGTTGTCAAGGTCGAGGGGATCAACGAGCTCGCCCGCAGCATGCGCCAGCTGGGCGCCCAGTTCGACGACCTGAACGACGCGTTCTCCGCCATCGCCTCTCAAGGCGCCCGGCTGGCAGCGGAGTTCGCTCCATACCGCACAGGCCGCTTGGCCCGTGGGGTGGGGGCCACGAAGACGAAGAAGAACAAAGCCGTGGTCCGGGTCGCCCTCAAGTCAGTGAACGAATACGCGGGAGTCATCAACTACGGGTGGCCCAAGCGGAACATCCAGGCGAGCGAATTCATGCAGCGCGCCGACGCAGCGTTGCTGCCGTACGCGCTGGACCTGATCGAACGAGATGCCCAACGGGCAATACGGAAAAGGGGCTTGGGATGAGCACAGAAGAGACAGCCGAAGCGAAACGCGCCCAGTACGAAGCGGATCGCGCCGAGTATGAGGCGGCGCTCGCCGAGGGCAAGATCCCGATGAGTGAAGCGTCAGAGCTGCTGACCGGCGGTGAGATCGGCCTGATCGAGCAGCACTTCAAAACGTTCTTCGACCCGGACAAGATGAGCCCGGTGTCCATGATGATGGGCATCATCTGGGCGCTGAAGCGCCGCGCACCGGTCGTCAAGGGCGAACCGCGGGTCGACTGGACCACCGTCGAGAACATGACGATGCGGGAGTACGACGACTACTTCGCGCCGGAGCCACCCGAGTTCGATGACGAGTCGGAGTCGGGAAAAGACGAGCCCTCCGACGAGAGCGAGCCCGCGCCCGAGCCCTGATGGGTGCGTGGTGCGGGTGGTTCCCCACGGAGGCCGAGTATGACCAGCTCGCCATGTACGAGCTCAGCGAAATCGACGCCGTGATCCGGCAGAAA